TGACTTTGCCGTGTACTGGCGGTTCCGGGCGAAGCAGGACTTCACCAGTTTCGTCAGCAAGCTGGAGAAAAACGAGGACGGCGGCGAAGATCTGCCGATCATCGACGACCTGGCCGGCTTTCGCGTGGCGTCGGTCAGCCGCGTCACCATCCAGGGCGCCACCGCCACGATGTCGGGTGAGGAAGACGCCCAGCCCAACACCGTGTTCGCGGTGAGCGTGCAGACCGCCCGCCACGGCGCCAACCTGATCCGCCGCGTATTCAGCGACGAGCGCCTGCACAACATCGAGCACTGGAAGAAGCTGGGCCCGGTGTTCAACCCGAACCGCTTCGCCCGCATGATCACGGTGCTGGAACGCAGCGCCGAGTGCGGCGCGCGCGACGCGCTGAATTTCGTCGGGCTGGCGTGGCGCCAGGGCAAACCGGTGGTGAACGAAGGGCCCGACTGCTACTTCACCGAGCCGGAAAAGCAGTGCCCGTATTCCACGCTGAGCTTTCCCAGCGGGCAGGCCAGCGACGCGCGCAAAGTGATCGAGGCGTACCAGGCCACCTTCCGCGAAAACGCCGCCACCCAGCTGATCACCTGGTCGCTGGGCGGGCACCTGAAAGCCTTCCTCGGCTTCTGGCCGCACATGATCGTGCAGGCCGACAAGGGCAGCGGCAAGTCGACGCTGATCAAGCGGCTGGAACGCACCATCGGCATGACGATGTTCGGCGGCCAGAGCCTGCAGACCGAGTTCCGCCTGCTCACCAGCGTGTGCCACACCAGCCACCCGGTGGGCTGGGAAGAGATCTCCGCGCGCCGGCAGGACGTGATCAACGTGGCCGTGGCCATGCTGCAGGAGAGCTACCAGTTCACGCTTACCCGCCGCGGTAGCGACCTCACCGAGTTCCTGATCAGCGCGCCAGTGCTGCTGGCCGGCGAAGACGTGCCGGTGCGCAGCCTCACCGGCAAGGTGATCCGCGCCGACCTCACCGGCCGCAAGGGTCCGCTGATGCCGGAGAACATTCCGCGCTTCCCCATGCGGCAGTGGCTGCAGTACCTGGCCACCATGACGCGCGAGCAGGTGCAGTCGCGCCTGGCCGAGTGGGAGCAGTGGTGCTGGGACGGCTGCCGCGCCCGCAACGGCGACACCGGCGCCAGCCGCATGGTGCGCAACTACGCCGCCATCGCGCTCACCTGGGCGCTGCTGTGCGAGTTCGCCGGCATGGCGCGCGAAACCGGCGAGTTCCTGCGCGACCTGCGCGCCGAGATGAACAAGCACATCGCCGAAACCAGCGGCGACCGCGAGCCGTGGGTGTGGATCCTCGAAACCGCCTTCAGCGAGATCGAAAGCCACCAGTTCCTGCACCCGTACGCCTTCGACCTGATCGGCGAGGAGGAAGTGATCATCCTGCGCCCGCAGTTCGTGATGGACCACCTCAGCACCACCAACCGCCTGCGCGACATGTGGAACGGCCTGCCGGTGAAATCGGGCCGCATCTTCAAGCGACAGCTCGACCACGCCGGCGTGATCGTGAAAGACGAGCTCGACCGCCGCATCGGCAACCGCCGCCACGCGCACATGACCGCCCTGAGCCTGAAGAAGCTGGCCGAGTACGGCCTGTACATCAGCCAGCCCGACGAACCCAACCTCGCACCGCCCGACTGGGCGCGTGCGGCCAATGAGTGAGGAGCACTGCCATGTCCCTTCAAGTAAGCACGTACGTCGATATCGATAGTGAAGATGTCCTGGAAGCACTCGACGGCGTGAGCGACGCAAAGCTGATCAGCTACGGCTTGCGGCGTTGCAATCCAGAATCACGCGTCGTCGTGGTGCCGCCCGGCTTCGGCCACGAAACGCCGATCCCCGAGCAGATCCGCCTTGACGCCGTGCGCGGCGACCTGCCCGCCTTCATCGAACACACCCGCCAGTTGCTGGACGAGGAAGCGGGCGTGTTCGTGCGCACCGATCGCCTGCTGGCCAAGCTGCGGGAGGTGCACCATGGCTAAGCGCATCTTCAAGATCGTATGCGGCATGGACCTGACGCTGACGTTGTCGATCGATACCGACGTGCTCACGCCGCAGTGGGCTGGCGAAATCAGCCGGTTCTGGGCGTCGAAAGACGAAGTGCTTGATGCCTCCGACGGTGACGAATACCAGGCGGTTGCCCGCTACGCCGCCTCCTGGCTGTGGGATTCCCTGCTCGATGGCTGGACGCCGGCATACGCCGTGAAGGATCTGCATAAGCAGGAAGGCTGGTGCATCCCTGCCGAAACGCTCGGCATAGAAATCCTCGACCACGATATCCCCGACATGTCGGCCGAGTACCTCGAAGTCGAGGACCTGACCCCCACCCAACCCGCCGCCGGCACGCCATGACCCGCAGCCGGCACATCAACCGGCCGCGATTCCGCTGGGATGTGGACAGCGACGCGCTGCTGCGCGAGCTATACCCGGATTTCCCCAGCGATCTGCTGGCCACGCGCTTCGGCTGCACGCTCAGCGCGGTGTACCAGCGCGCCCGCAAGCTGGGGCTGAAGAAGTCAGCCGCTTACCTGGCCAGCCCCTACGCGCAGCGGCTCCGGCGCGGTGACGAAGTGGGCAAAGCCTACCGGTTCCCGAAAGGCCACGTTCCCGCGAATAAGGGCTCACGCCGACCTGGCTGGGCGCCCGGCCGCATGGCGGCGACGCAGTTCAAGAAGGGCGAGATGCGTGGCGCCGCTCAGCACAAATACGTGCCGATCGGCACCGAGCGCCTGAGCAAAGACGGCTACCTGGAGCGCAAGGTCACCGACGACCACCCGGTGCCGGCGCGCCGCTGGGTGGGCGTGCACATCGTCATCTGGGAAGAGGCGAACGGGCCGGTGCCGCGCGGCATGTGCCTCAGCTTCCGCGACCGCGACAAGACCCACATCGCGCTCGACAACCTGGAACTGATCACCCGCGCCGAACGCATGCGGCGCAACACCATCCACCGCTACCCACTCGAGGTGAAGAAAGCCATTCGCCTGGTGGGCAAGTTGAAACGAACGATCGAGGCCCGCGATGAAAAACAAAATCAGTGACCTGCGCAACCACCTGTTCGCCACGCTGGAGGCGTTGCAGGATGAAACCAAACCGATGGACCTCGACCGCGCCCGCGCCATTGCCGAGGTGGCCACGGTAGTCGTGGAATCAGCGAAGGCCGAGGTGCTGTTTCTCAAGACCACCGACAACGTGCAGGGCAGCGGCTTTTTCCCGGAAGACATGAAGACCATCGGCAACGACGGCCAGCGTCGCATCGCTGGCAATGGCAGCGCTCAATGACCCTCCACACCGCCCGCCCGAAGCGCGACCTGCCCAAGCCCTGGACGCCGAAGAAGTACCGGCCGGTACCGCCGCCGCTGGTCACCGATCACGCCCTGGTGCGCTACATGGAGCGGGTGATGGAGATCGACGTGGAGAAGCTGCGCCGCGACCTGCTCGGCGACGGCCGCGCCGATCTGATCCGCACCATCGGCACCGGCCACCTGCACACGCCCGAAGGCGCCACCCTGGTGGTGCTGGACGGCAAGGTGGTGAGCGTGCTGCGCACCGACGAGATGAAGCAAGGCGCCCGCGTGAACCGATCGCCGCAGGGGCGGACATGACCGCCGCGACCGTCGAACGAAGCAACGAAACGCGCGGCGAGACGGCACCGCCGAAGTTATACGTGGTGTGGATCGATTGCAGCCTCGGCTATGAAGCGCCGGACTGGGAGATGGATTCCTTCGCCAAACCCTACGAGCTAGCCGAGCAGGAGGCCGCCGAATGCCTGGCACTCGGCTTCTTGTCGCTGATCCTCCCGGAAGGCGAAACGCCGCGCGCAGATGGCCACTTCTCTAACCCGGAAACCGATCCCGAACTGCCCTTCACCCCCTAGGAGAAACCCATGCAACTGGTCGAATTCCCCGAACAGACCGTCGTCTACGCCAAGGATCAGCCGGAGTACAACCCGCTGCCGGCGCACCGCGTGCCGGGCAGCGATACCGGCGAGATCATCTGCTGCTGGAAGCTGAGCTGGCGCGAGCGCCTGCGTGTGCTGTGGCGCGGCGTGGTGTGGCACCACATCCTCACCTTCCACCAGCCGTTGCAGCCGCAGCGGCTAGCGGCGGAGAAGCCGTCGATGGGTGGCAGCCATGGTCACTGAAGAGCAGCGCGCCGAACGTGTCGCCGCGTTTCTTCGAGCGGAAGACGCCGCGCGCGCCGTATTGAAACCCGGCGACCGAATCCGTGTGACAAAGTGCCCCGGCACAAAGCGATGGATCACCTTCGCCGGCTGGGATGGCCACTGGATCGTGTCGAAGTCGGGCATCTCCGACTATTCGCCTGGCAGCGTGGATATGGTCAATGACATGCCTGTCGACTTCCGCGCCGTTGAGCCACTCGCGTGAGCTGAGACCCACGGCGCGCACCATCGCCCCATGCGCCGCCGCCACTTCAACCCGACCGTCCTTGGCCCCGCCGGCGTATGCGACGCCTGCGGGGCCTATTGCTACGTGCTGATCGAAGCGGGCATCCCCTGCTACAAATGCCACCGCGGCACCTTTATCCACCGGCGGTTCTGGGTGTTCACCGCCTGCCCGTTCTGTGACGTCAAGGTCGACCTGGACTGCAAGGTGTGCAACGGCTACCGGGCGATCGCCACGCCACGCGAGGATATCGACGTGGACGAGCTCGAGCGGGAGCGCCTGTACTACGCGGAGCGGGAGCGCGAATGGAACACGCCGCGCGGCTCCGCGCCGGCCAGCACGGTGGATTACAGCTGACGCCACCCGGTGCACGCTTTCCCGTTGACCCGCGGCCAGTACCCGCACACGGTCATGCAGCATGGGAAAGCTGCGGCCACGCCTCACCGAAGTCCGGTTCCACTGCCTTGACTGCGATTACCGCTTCGAGGCCGAACCCGTGCGGGTGGAAGACGCTCCGGAGGACGAGTGGCACCCTTGGCGCTACATCGGCAAATGCCGGGCATGCGGCGATGAGTGCGAGCAGGAACGCCAGCAGCGCGGCTTGCTGAAGGCCTGGGCTCACGCCACCGGCCCGAAGACCGCCGAGGGGCTGGCAGCCACCGCGAAGAACCTGGACGGCCACCCCACGCCGGAGGAGGCAGCACGCACGCGCTTCAACGGGCTGAAGCACGGGCTGACCGCGCGAGTCGCCACCTACTGGCCCAGCAAGCCCGGCGGCTACTCGAGCTGCAACGACTGTCGGTGCGTGAACAGCAGCGGTGCCTGCCCGCAGCGGATGGAGCTGTATTTCCGCCACCACCTGGCGTTCACCGCCGGCGACCCGTCGCTGCTGACCGAGATGAACGCGGAGCTGCACGCCAACCTGCGCAGCATCATCAACCTGATGATCCTGGACGTGCTGAAGGACGGCAGCACCATCCGCGCGCCGCAGTGGTACTACGACAAGGATGGCTGCTTCCACCTGGCGCAGTACGAGGACCACGACACCGGCCAGATGGTGGCGCTTACCGAGCTGAGCGAGCACCCGATGCTGAAGCGCATCGGCGAGTGGGTGGCCAAGATCGGCCTGTCGCTGAGCGACATGGACATGACGCCGAAGGCGAAGGAAGCCAGCGAGGATGCCGTGGGCTACCTCGCCGGCCAGAAACAGCAGCAGGACAGCGCACTCGAGTACCAGAAGCGGTCGACGCTGGCGCTGGAGGATCTGAGCAACCTGATCGCCCGCAGCCGCGAGAACACCGCACGCGACCCGGTGCTGATCGAGCACCAGCAGCAGGCCGGCGAGAATGGCTGAGCGCGTATCCCGCGCCGAGCGGTACCGGCTGCAGGGTGTGGCCGAGCGTGAGGTGATGCGCTTCGCCGGCGACCACGGGCTGTGGCACAAGCACGTGCACAACGTGACGCTGGACCCGATGCAGATCCTGAAGTGCATCGAGATGGACCGGCACCAGAACACCATCGACTTCAGCAGCCGCCGCACCGGCAAGACCGCGGTGAAGGAGATGTACCTGCTCAAGCAGCTGGCTACCGCGCCGGATCAGGAGCTTGGCATTGTGGCGCCGCGCGAGGCACAGGCGCTGGTAAACCTGAACTACCACCTGGAAGCGATCCGCCGCAGCCCCATCCTCACCGCCCACCTTAACTACCGCAGCGGCCGGCAGCAGTTTGCCGACACCTATTACCAGTTCAGCAACCGCAGCATGGCGCGGGCCTACGGCATCATGGCCAACGTGGACGGCGGCGACCTCACCGCGGCATCGCTGGAAGAGGTCGACGACATGCCGCGCGACCGGCTGTACGGCCGCTTCCTGCTGATGATGGGCAGCACGCGCCGCCTGGGCGCCAGCGACGACAGCAAGAACGATCCGCAGATCCGCATCACCGGCGTGTTCAAGGGCGCCGACACGCTGAGCGAGATGATCGCCGGCGAGCAGTACCACGTGCTGCCGACGGTGGACGTGCACCTGGGCATCGAGCTGGGCATCTTGAACGCCAGTTTCATGGAGCAGATGCGCACCGAGCTGGACCCGGACGAGTACATCCGCCAGCTGCTGTGCAAGAACATCAGCAGCCGCAACCTGATCTGGGAGAACAAGGTGCGTGCGGCCATGCAGCTGGGCCTGCGTAGCGGGCTGGAGCTGGCCGAGCCGATGCCGGGCGGCGCCCGTTACCCGCGCCGCGGCGTGATCAGCTTCGGCTACGACGCAGCCGGCCACGGCGAGAACCCATCCAGCTCCAAGCACTCGCTGGTGGTGACCGAGCAGATCGGCAATTTCCTGTTTTTCCCGTTCGTGAAGTTCTGGCCGGCCGGTACCGGCGAGCCGGAGGTGCAGAAAGACCTGGTGGCGTTCTGGCGGTATTTCCGCCCGGACTACGCGATCGGCGACGCGTTCGGCGTGGGCATGCTCACCGCGCTCAACGACGAGCTGTTTCGCGAAGGGCTGACCGACATTGACCGCCGGGCGATCGGCGACGGCGAGAGCACCGCCAGCACCTGGCCGGAGTGGGCGTTCAGCCCGATGCGGTTCGAGGGCATGACCAAGCACCAGATGGCGCATGCCATGCGCACGGTGTTCCACAACGACGCGGCGGTGTTGCCGTACTTCGATGACCAGGACATGGCCAACCGAGAGACGGCCGACCTGCGCATGTTCTGCCGGCAGTTGCCCAACATCGTGGCCAAGCCCACCAAGACCAGTTACAGCAGCTACAAGATGGCCAACCCGAAACTCGGCGACGACGGCTTCGACGCCGCCATGGCCGCGGTCTGGGCGCTGGCCACCCGCGGCACGGCGCACGCGCCCACCATCATCCTTTCCACCAGCCATAGCCGCGAGAAGATGCTCGCGAGCGCGGCATAGGAGCATTCGCCATGGGCATCCTCGACCGCCTGTTCGGCAACAAACCCACGGCCAGCATCGCCAGCGTCGGCAACAGCCCGGCCGAACAGCTGCTCACCGGCGAGATCCCGCGCAGCAGCAGCGAGCAGGGCTCACGCAGCACGCCGGAAGATGCGCTGCAACGGCTGTACCGGCAGTTCTGGGTGGACTACGAGCTGCGCCAGGTGATCCTGGACATCCGCAACATGGACCGACTGGACGGCCGCGTGAAACGCATCCACATGCGCAGCTCGCGCGCCGCCGCGAAAGGCGGGATCAAGCTGGTGGCACCGGGCCAGCCGAAGTGGCTGCAGACCGAGTTCGACGCGTTCTGCCGCCGGCTGCACCTGAACCGCCGCGACAAGCTGGAAAGCGACATCCGCGGGCTGATGATGGAGGGCAACTTGCCGATGCAGTGGGTGCTCGACGGCAACCAGTCGCAGGTGATCAGCTGCGCGCGCATGCCGGCGGAAACCATCGTGCCGAACGTGGGCAAGTCCGGCATCTTCGAACACCCGGAAAAGGCCTTCACCCAGCGCGACATCTATACCAGCCAGGAGGTCGCCCACTTCGGCCTGTGGCAGTTGACCATGGCGCGCCTCACGCCCGACAACTACGACGACTTCGGCAGCATGGGCCGCCCTTACCTCGATGCCAATCGGTCGATCTGGAAAAAGCTCACCGCCACCGAGGAAGACCTGGTGATCCGCCGGCGCATGCGCGCGCCGCTGCGCGCAGTGCACACCATGGAGGGCGCAAGCGAGGAGCAACTGGCCGACTACCGTGCCGGCGTGGAGCGCGACCAGGCCGCCGGCGCGTACCGCGACTACTACATGAACCGCAAGGGTTCGGTGACCGCGATGCAGGGCGACGCCAACCTGGACCAGATCGCCGACGTGGATCTGCTGCTGGACACCTTCTTCGCCGGAGCGCCCGCCCCGAAGGGCCTGTTCGGCTACGTGAAGGATCTGAACCGCGACGTGCTGGCGGATCTGCAGACCGACTTCTACGACGAGCTGGACGCGCTGCAGGACAACACCGCATGGACGTACGAGCAGGGCTTTCGCCTGCACCTGCTGCTGCGCGGGCGCAACCCGGACGCGTACGAGTTCTGCGTGGAGTTCGCCGAGCGCCGCACCGACACGCCGAACCAGCGCGCCGACCACGCCCTGAAGCTGCAGGCGCTGGGCCTGCCGAAACAGGTGGTGTGGGAAGCGGCCGGCATCGACATTGCCGCCGCCGAGCGTGCGGCCGCGCAGCAAAAAGCCACCGCTGATCCGTACCCGAACGGCGACGGCGGCAACCCCGACCCGAATAACCCGGCGCCGTCGAAAGGCGCACGCGTGAGCGTGACGCCGGGCAATGGGCGCAAGGGTGACAGCGCCACCAACATCAGCACCAGCACCGCCACGCGCTGATGGCCAGCGGAGCCGCCCAGAAAGCCGCCATCGACCAGGCCGTGAAAGCGGCCCGGGCGCAGATGCTGGTGTACGGCAACGAGCAGGCCGGCGCGGTGCAGGTGCTGCTGCAGCACATCGCCAACGCCATCAAGCTGGAGCTGCTCAGCCTGCAGGATGGCGGCCGCGATGTGCTGCCAGGGCAGATCCCCACGCTGCGCGCGTTTCTGTCTGGCCAGGCCGACCAGTTGCTGCAGCAGTACCGCGGCATCGTGTACGCGGCACTGCCTGAGAGCGCCCGCCTCGGCGCTGCAGGCATCCTTCCGCTGACCGGCAGCGGCATCAGCGTGGATGCCATGGTGACCCAGACCATGGCCTGGCTCACCAGCTTCCGCGCGGCGGATGGGCTGCAGCTGAGCGACCGGCTTTGGCGCGTGGCCAGCAGCGCGCAGACCGAGCTGCGCAGCGTGATCGAGAACGGCATCGTGCGCGGGCAATCCAGCTACCAGGCCGCGCTGGAATACATCCAGCAGGGCAAGCCGGTACCGGCCGTGCTCGACCTGAGCATGCAGGCACGCCGCGCCGCAAAGCTGGCGGAAAAAGCGGAAGCGCTGCTTGTGAACCCTGACGGCGACGTGCTGTACGCGGCCCACCGCGTGGTGCGCACCGAGATGAACCGGGCCTACGTGGAAAGCAACGTGGCCAGCCTGGCGCAGCACCCGGACGTGATCGGCATCCGCTACCTGCTCAGCCCGCTGCACCCGAAAACCGACATCTGCGACCTGTACGCCCGCGCCAACCTGTACGGGCTGGGCCCGGGCGTGTACCCGCCCAGCGAGCTGCCCTACCCCGCGCACCCGAACACCCTGTGCACGATCGAGGCGGTGTTCATCGACGAAGTGACCGACGCCGACCGCGCCGGCAAACAGACCGCGTTCGAGTGGCTGGCCACGCAACCGGCCGACATGCATGCCGGCGTGCTCGGCGGCCAGAAGAAAGCCGCCGCGTTTGCGGCCGGCCAACTGCACGAGAGCGAACTGCTGGCGCCGTGGAGCCAGATCAGTGCACGCCTGGGGATCGCCGCATGAAGACCGATGGACTGTGCTGCCCCGGCTGCGGCAAGAAGCTGCTGGTGGACAACGTGCTCACCGCCCGCGTGGTGCGCCTGGGCGACAAGGAAAGCCACGCCCGATGCAACCGCTGCAAGCGCTGGATCACCGTGCCGGTGGTATTAGTGCCGGTGCGCACGCTTTCCCGTTGACATCGCGAACCCCGCCGCACACGGTCATTTCTGGCAGCGGGAGGTCCCGCCGCGACCATGGCAGTGGCGCGGCGGGACGATTTTCGGAGACGGCGATGCGCAAACGGTTGCTTGCAGTAGCACTGATGATGGTGGCCACGGCGCCGGCCACTCCGCGCGTATTCCAACTGGACAACAACGACTCGCCACCGGGCGCCAAGCGCTTCATGTGCGGCCTGGACGGCGTGAAACTGGCGGAGGGTTCGCCGCGCGCCACGGTCACCATCATCCGCACCGGCACGTTCAGCGACCCGCGCTACGGCACGTTCGAGATCACCCGCGACATGCTGCTGAGTATGGTGCGCAACTTCGACGCCCGCACCTACGGCCAGGACATCTTCATCGACGTGGCGCACGAGCCGGCCAACGGCTCCGCCGCGAAGATCCTCAGCCTGAAGGTGGACGGCAACCGCCTGCGCGCCGATGTGGAGTTCACCCCGTACGGCGTGGCCGCGGTGAAAGACCGCGGCTTTGTGTACCTCAGCGCCGAGTTCGTCGACGACTTTGTCGACAACGAAAGCCGCACCGCTCACGGCCCGACGCTTCTTGGCGCCGGGCTCACCACGCGCCCCGTCATCAAGCGCATGGACCCGGTCACCCTCGCCGAGGGAACCGGCACCACCCCGGTGTTCTTGCACCCGGAACTGATCCGTCAACTTTCCGAATCCCTGGAGCAGACCACCATGAACTGGCTCGAAACCCTGCGCGCCAACCTGCGCGCGCTGAAGCTCAGCGAAGACACCATCAAATCCATCTGCAGCGCCTACGAGGCCGCCGCGAAGAACCTGGGCGAGGACGCCACGGCCCACAAGGGCCTGGTGGACAGCCTCACCGCCACCGGCAAGACCCTGGCCGAAGGTGGCCATACCGGCCCGATCACACTGAGCGTGCAGGCGCCCGCCGGCAAGATGCTGAGCGAAGCCGACATCACCAAGCTGCTGGACGATCGCGAGACCGCGCGCGTCGACGCCGCCACCAAGCTGGCCACCGACAAGGCGGCCAGGGTCAAGCTGTTCAGCGATACGCTGACCGCCGCCACCGGCCTGAGCGACGACACCCGCAAGCTGCTCAGCGCCAATGTCGACGGCCTGATCACCGGCGCCATGACCGATGACCAGGTGAAGTCGCTGGCGGAAAACCAGATCGCGCTGGGCAACCAGATCGAGTCCTCGCGCAAGCTGGCCGAGCAGGGCTTTCCGATCCGCTCGGGCGTCACCCACATCACGGTCGACGACAGCAACAAGATCAAGGCGCTCAGCGAGAACGTGCGCAAGGGCCTGGCGCAGACGCAGGAAGCGTTCAACGGCAAGCTGGTGTTCGTGGAGGAGGCCAAGCAGAGCCCCTTCATCAAGACCATGCTGGCCGAGTTCGACCGCGAACACGCCATGCAGTTGCACCAGGAAGCCAAGATGCTGGCCGGCGGCCCGGTGAACACCGGCGACATGACCATCCCGGCCACCGTGCAGCGCGCGGTGATCGAGCAGGTGTACCAGCGGCTGGACATCCTGCACCTGGTGAACGCCAGCGTGGACCCGACCACCGGCGCCACGCACACCATCCCGTACCAGACCCGCGACACCAGCGCGGTGCAGAACGGCGGCATCGTGTACGAGGGCCAGCCGATCCACCGCGCCGGCATCGCGCAGGCGCTGGACTACGCCTACATCGAGCCGCGCAAGCTGGCGATGGAGCTGACCAACGAGGCGGCGTTCTTCAGCCGCAACAGCAACGTCATCAACTTCGATGCCTGGGCCCGCAACATCGTCAGCAATGCGCAGGTGATGCGCGAGCTTGTGGCCGCGGCCATCGCCAACCGCATGCTGCGCGACAGCGATGCGTACAGCGTGGTCGACGTGGCCGCCGGCACCGCCACCACCGCGTATACCGGCGCGGCCAACGGCTACAAGACCGCCAACTTCCCGGTGGTGCGGCCGTACCAGGCGCGCGACCTGCAGGGCACCGCCGTGGGCGCCGCCCAGCAGCCGGTGGTGGTGAAGGATGGCGCCACCGTGCTGGTGGAGTTCGACGGCAGCGGCACGCAGGCAGCGGGCAAGTATTTCCGCGTGCTGAGCTACAACCTCGGCCTGTTCCAGATCTGCGATGAGACCGGTGCGGCCAGCGCCCCGGCCGGTGCGGTGACCATCGGTTACAGCTACACCACCAACGTGCTGAAGGTGGACACCGACGTCGCCGCGGGCAGCACCTACGAAAAGCAGATGAACAAGATTCTGCAGGCCGTGGGTGCGCGCAAGGCCACGTTGAGCCAGCAGCGTTTCGTGAAGCCGGACTTCTTCCTGGCCAGCGACGTGTTGACCAACATGATCACCGACGCGGAGCAGTTCAGCGAAGCCAGCAGCCGGGCGGATGCCAACATCGACAACCAGGGCAACCTGCAGCCGGTGAAGGGTATCCCGGGCTGGGCCACCGACGCCCCGGGCATCGACCTGGGCGACGAGCGGATGCTGCTCGGCCAGCGCGCGAACTTCTGGTACACGATCGCCAAGACGTTCCAGACCGGCGTGCCGTACGAGCTGTTCGACAGCAACGGCAAGGCGCTGGGCAAGCGCGGCGCCTACGGCGAGGAGTACAGCTCGCTGCACATCCCGCCGCCGCTGCGCAGCCGGTTCACGTCGATCCTGGCGTACAGCGTCACCAACGCCCGCGGCGCCTGATAGCCAACCCCGGAGCAGGAAGGGCGCGCCAGCACACCGGCCGCCCTTCCTACTTTCCGCCACACAAGGGCTTGACCCATGAAACAGATCCCCGTCACCAACGACACCGAATCGAACATGCACGTGGGCGGCAGCGTGCTGCGCCCCGGCGAGACCCAGCTGGTGGAGCCGCACCTGGTGCCGCCGGGCTACGGCGCCGTCAGCACGCAGGCGAACGATGAGCCGCCGGCCGATCCCGTACTGGCCCTGCAAAAGAGCAAGGGCGACATCGTGATCGCCGAGCTCACCGCGCTGAGCCTGGACGATCTGCACACGCTCGAGGCGCTGGAAGCATCCGCCAAGAAGCCGCGTGCGGGCGTGTTGGCCGCGATCACCGCCGAGCACCTGCGTCGCGCCAGCGAGAAGAAGCCGGGCGATGAAGGCGGCGAGCAGAAGCCTGATGGTGAGGGCGGCGAGTAACCCATGCCGCTCACCCTGGCCAGCCTGCTGCCCGACTACAAGGCCTCGCTGCATGATGCGGCGAGTGTCTTTCGTGGTACGCCGGCCGGTGCCGATCCGACCACGCAGCCCGCAGACCCGGATGCCGATTTCAAGCGCCACCTGCTGACCGCCGTACGCGCCATCGGCGTCGACGGCAAGCGCAGTTGCACCAAGCTTGGCCAGCTCACCCTTCAGGCGGGCGTGGCCAAGTACACCGACGTACCTGCCGACATCCTGATCCCCAAGGCCAGCGACTGGGGCATCGGTGCGGTGCCGGTGTGGCAGCAGCCGGCCGGCGCATTGCCGATCGTGCGGCTGACCACCGACGTCGACGACACCGCCGTGCTGGTACTGTCGCCGCCGCCAAGCGCGGAGCAGATCAGCGCGTATGGCGCCGACTACCGCTACTACTACCTGGCCACGCCGGTGCTGACCGACGCCGGCAGCACGCTGAAGGAAGGCGATCGCGACCTGATCATCCTGCGCGCGATGGTGGAAGCCACCCGCGAGCTGGTGAACCGCAACCTGCACAAGCCGGTGCAGCTCAGCCCCGGCAGCGGCAGCTATCCCAGCAACCAGACGCCGGCCAGCTGGCACCAGGTGCTGCTGGCCGAATACAAGGCGGCGGCGTAATGGCCGGCCCCGTGTTCAACCTCACCCACGACGCCGACAAGATCGGCCGCGCGCTGACGCAGGCGGAAGACGTCGCGGTTGCCGAGATCGACAAGGCACTGGGGCGCGGATCGATCGAAGTTGCCCGCGAGATGAGCCGGCAGGCGCCGAAGTACCGCAGCGAGCTGGCCAACAGCATCGGCGCTGAGCGCGTGGGCCTGCTGCTGCACATGGTGCGCGCCCGCGGCAAAACCTACGGCCCCTACGTCAACGACGGCACTGGCGCTGGCGGCGTCATGCCGATGGCCGAGGCGCTGAGCTGGGTGCAGCGCAAGGGCATTACCCCGCGCACGCACGGCATGAGCTTGCGCAGCTTGGCCGCACTGATCCGCCACAGCATCGCGGCCAAGGGCATCAAGGCCAACCCGTTCGCCGACCGCACGCTGCAGGCCATGCTGCCGCGGATCGATGCGCTGCTCGACGCCGCCGCCGACAAGGCGCTGGCCACGGTGGCGCAGCCATGAACACCAAGAGCGCACGCATCGCCTACCTCGCCGCCGCGCTGGCCGCGCAATTCCCTGCGCGCGGGATAACGCGTAGCTTCCGCATGCACAGCGAGCGCGACGACAGCGAGCTGACGCCCGGCCTGTTCACCGTGCTGAGCAACGGCGTGGCCGACTACCCGTACGAGCACAGCGACTACGGCCCCGGCCTCGATGCACCGGTGCAGACCGAGCTTGGCGCGCTGCAACTGATCATCACCGGCCAGATCAAGCTGGCCGAGGGCGGCGAGGGCGAAGCGGTGGAAACCGCCGAGCTCGACATGCTGGCCGACCTCGAGGCGTTCGCCAATGCCGCGATCGCCGACGAGCAACTGGTCACCCTGCGCCTGCTCAGCGCGCGGCAGAGCGCCCAGCTCGACACCCCTTACGGCTGGATCCACACCGAGTGGCTGTTGCCACTGCTGGAGGTTTGACATGGGCCGCGAAAAACGCACCCCGGTCGAGGTCGCCGAAGACGGCACGCTATCGACATCGATCGGCAACATCGACGACGCACCGAATACCACAGCGCCGGCGGAAGCTGCGGCGGCAGGTGAGCCTGCCGCCGCTGCGCCTGCGCCACCACCCACCCGAACACGCGACCGCGACCCCGCCGACCGCGAACAGTGGAAGCGCGAACGCGCCGCCGCGCTCGGCATCCCCCGCGACTGATCCTGACACCACCACCCGCCCCACGGCTCCGCGCCCGGCCATCGGAGAACTGCAATGAGCAAGATCCTGTTTCGCAAAAAGACCCTGCTGGCGGGCATCGAAGCCACCTATGGCACGGCCGCGGCCCTCACCGGTGCGCTGAATGCCATCCAGACCAGCCAGCTCGCCATCAGCCCGCTCGAAGGCACGGCCCTGGACCTGGCGCTGGACAAGGCCACCTTCGGCAGCAACCTGGGCACGCTGGTGGGCAAGCACGTGCAGGTGACCTTCCGCGTGCCGCTGGCCGGCAGTGGCGCCGCCGGCACCGCGCCGGCCATGGGGCCGCTGCTGAAAGCCTGCGGCCACACCGAGGTGGTCACCGCCGCCACCGACACGGTGTACACGCCCAACGAGGCGCCTGACTCGCTCACCATGAGCTTCCTGCTCGACAAGACGCTGCACAGCATCACCGGCTGCCGCGGCAGCATGAAACTGGCCACCGCCAAGCGTGACTATGCGTGGCTGGAGTTCACCTTCATGGGCCTGTACAACCCGCCGGTGAACCAGGGCGCCGACCTGGGCGCGGTGTACAGCACCTGGAAGAAGCCGGTGCCGTTCCGCGCGGCCACGGTGGATTGCACGCTGTTCGGTCAGGTGGTCGGCCTGCACAACATGAATCTGGACTTCGGCCAGAAGGTGGAGTTCTACGAGCACTCCGAAGAGGAGTCGATCCAGATCACCGACCGCAAGGCCACCTTCGACGCCACCTTCGAAGAGACCGACATCCTCACCCACGACTTCTTTGCCGACGTGAACGGCGAAGTGGCCGGCACGATGATCTACAAGCACGGCACCGTGGACGGCAACATCGTGCAGATCGACGCGACCAACAGCCAGGCGCAGACGATCAAGCGCAACGACGAACAGGGCGTGAGCGCCCTGCAGGTCACCGGCCCGCTGGCCGCCATCGCCCCCGACCCGGACTACACCATCACCTTCAAGTGACCCCCGCACCGCACCGGCCACGCGCCGGTGCGGTGTATCACCCCACGCCTGCATCGAGGCACGAGGAACCCAGCATGATCGAGATCGGAACCACCGACGCCACCTTTACCCGCACCGTCAAAGTGCGCTTCGCCACCAACAGCGGCGCGTTCCGCGAGGGCGATTTCAAGGCCACCTTCAAGCGCATCCCGAAGGAACGGCTTGACGAGTTTCTCGACGCCGACGCCGGCTACACCCAGAGCGAAGTGCTCGATGAAGTCCTGGTCGGCGTCAGCGGCATCGGCCGCACGCCGACAGACGAGCTTCCTCCCGACGAAGCCCTGAAGTGGGTGCGCAGCAGCATCGAGTGCTGCAACGCGGCGTTCCGTGATTTTTTTATGGCTATGCGTCAGGACGATGGCGCCGAGAAAATCTCGAAGAAGCGGCGCTGACCTGGCTGGCGCTGCAACGCCACGGCGGCACCGAGGATCACGACACCGAGCTGGACGACATGGCCGCCGAGCTGGCGGCCATGGGCGTGGCCGACGCCGACGCATGGGCCGACGAGCAGCGCGAGGACGACGACGATCCCGACGACACCTGCGTGGTGTGGCCGGAGAACGCCGACGCCTTCAACGTGTTCATCCGCGCCACCTGGCAACGCAGTGCCCTGCCCGATGGCCGCCTGATGCCCACCGGCATCGCCGCCGGCGAGATCCGCAACACAGCCGAGTTGATCGGCGTGCCGCGCGACCGCTGGCCAGGGCTGCTCGACGATGTGCGGCTGCTGGTGCGCGCGGTGTTGCCGCAGTTGCAGCGGTTGTAGGATGGTGGGACGTCAACAGGGAGGAATAGGGGATGGCGCTGATCAAGTGCAAAGAATGCGGGCAGCAGATGAGCTCCAGCGCGAAGGTCTGCCCGCACTGCGGAAAGCAAAAGCCTTCGGCGACAAAGACAGGTTGTGCATGGATCGTCGTGCTGTTCGGCGCGGCCATCGTATGGGGTATCTGGAAAGGTGCCAGCGAGTCACCCCAGACACCAGAGGCTGCACCACTTACCGCCGCTACGCCGCTGACTTCTTCGACGCCAGATGAGCCCACGACCACGGCGCCGACGCCAGAGGCATGGGGTTACAACACGTCGACGGACAGCATGACCGGCAAAGCAGTCCATAACGCCTGGGCGGAAAGTCAGAACACGGTCGATTTCTCCTTCCCGTATGCCGGCGCGCAACACGCGACCCTGATGCTGCGCACGCATCCGCGCTACGGCAGCGATGTGATCTTCTCGATTGAGCGCGGCCAATTCGGTTGCGGCATTGACGGTTGTCCCATCCTTGTTCGTTTTGACGATGGCCCTGCCGAGCGTTACACCGGCCACGAACCCGAAGACCACAGCACAACCATGGTTTTTCTCTCGCCGTCTGGACGCTTCAATGCGCACCTGCGCAAGGCCAAGGTGGTGCGGGTGGAGTCGGCGTTCTATCAGGAGGGCCGACAGGTATTCATCTTCGATGTGGCTGGGTTCGACGACGAGAAATTCAGCGGCGGCTGATCAGTTCACCACGGCGGAAATGGAGCCCCGGCTTCGACGTAGCCCTCCTATCCATGCCATAGACCCATCAAAATAGCGCAGTTGCAAAGCGCAGTTGACGGTATAGAGAACGCGGCAGTAGCCTGCAGGGCGATGCTTTCCTGCATCGCCCTGGGGGATTCACTTTGTCTGACAAGAAAGCGCCACCTGCGCCGCCGCGCCCTGCGCCAAGCCCTGCGCCACCTGCTCGGCCTCATTCGACGCCGGCGCATACATATTCCGAAGACAGCGCCTTCAAAGAGAGCAACAACACGGTGCGCAACTCACTGCCACCGCCACCACCACCGACGAAGAAGTGACCGATATGCCAAAGGAAAACAAACCTGTGCAGCGGCCAGCTTCGCCCACACCAAAAAACACGCCGAACCATCGGCCCCCACCGCCGCCGCCGCCATCGAAAAAGGGGTGATATGCTGCCGCCATGGATACCAATCCCGACATCACGAAAGATCGATGGGACGTTCTATGGGCCGCGCAAAAGTCACAGCGCTACCACGCTCGTCGCCATGCTTTCTTCGATCGATGGAACAAGTCGACTGCGTTCGTCGGCGTGATTGGTGGCTCGGCAGTTATCGCCTCGCTGGCACAACACGCACCCGGTTGGCTGGCGGCGGCAGGCGGATTGCTTGTCGTGGTTATGTCAGGCATCGATCTGGTGGTCGGCACCGGCCAGATGGCGCGGCAACATAATGACCTGAGGCGCCGGTTCTGTGAGTTGGAAGCGGACTTGGTACGTGACCTGTCGCCAACCGAAGCCACCGTTGCAGGCTGGCAAGCGAGGCGCCTTACCATCGAGTCTGATGAGCCTCCCACCTATGTGGCCCTCGATCTGTTGTGCGAAAACGAACTGGCTCGTGCCTACGAGCATTTGAAGGCCCGACCGAGGGCTTCTGTTCCTTGGTACAAGGTGATTACTGCGCAATTCATCCTGTGGCCGAACAGCTAAGTTCCACGCGCACGCTTTCCCGTTGACCCATTGCGGTTGGCGGCACACGGTCTGGGTAAGCTCCCCACCGCGTGCCGTCGACCATGGCCAGCAATAACCGCCGCGAACTGACGATCGTCCTGACCGGCGATGCGAAAGGCCTGACCGGCACGGTCAAGGTCATCGACGCGGAGATGAAGAAGCTGGGCGGAAGCTTCGACGTGGTGGCCGGCAAGGCGCGCAATGCGGGCAAGGAAGCCGACGATGCCGCCAAGCGGATCGAATCCTCCAACAAGCGCACGGCTGCCGCTATCGGTCTAGTCGTCAGTGCGACCGTCGTCGGTTTCACCGCACTGGTGAAGCACCAGCTCGACGTAGCCGACGCCACCGGCAAGATGGCACAGCGCCTGGGCGTGAGCACCGAATTCCTGAGCGGCATGGGCTATGCCGCCAAGTCCAGCGGCGCGGACATGCAAGTGCTGGATACCAGCCTGCAGTCGCTGGCTGAGAGCCAACTAAAAGCCGCCGGCGGCAACAAGCAATTCAGCGCGGCCTTTGCGGCACTGCGCGTGCCGATCAAGGATGCCAATGGCGACCTGAAATCATTGGCCGACTTGCTGCCCATGATCGCCGAGCGCTTCCGCGCGATGCCAGACGGCGCCAACAAGGCCGCGCTGGCCGCCAAGCTGTTCGGCGCCGAAGGCGCCAAGCTGATCCCCATGCTCAACCAGGGGGCGGAAGGCCTGGCTGCGATGAGCGAGGAGGCTGCCAAGCTTGGCCTGGTGCTGAGCAAGCAGGCCACCGACGATGCGGCCGCGCTGAATGACCAGCTTGCACGCATGAAAGACATGGCTGTCGGGTTGGCCAATCAGTTCTTGAGCGACATGCTCCCAGCGCTGCAGGCTTTGAGCGACGGCATGGGCAACGCGGCCCAGCAAGGCAGCAACATGGCCGAGGTCGCGGACGTGCTGGCCGGTGGATTGAAGGGCCTGGTGCTGGTGGTTGGGACGCTGTCCAATGGCGTGCAGGGCATGGCCGAAATCGTGGCGGCAGCCATCACGGCCATGGGCATTGCCATCGATGCGACGCGCCAGAACTTCGCCAAGATGGGCGAGACGCACGACAAGGTGCAATCGCTGATCCTGCATGGCCACATCGGCGACGCGATCACGGCCTGGAAGCAGGGCCTGATCGACATGGGCGACACCAGCAGCACCGCCTTCGACAAACTGGTGAAGAACGGTGCGAGCGCCGTGGATGCGCTGAAGTCGCAGGCGATGGATGTACAGAAGCTCTACCACCAGTTGTTCCCCAGTGATGCGGAAAAAGGGCAGCTTGCCATCGATGCCGACACGGCCGCCTTGCGGAAGGAGATGGATCGCAACCATGCAGCCCTGATGGCGCCCGCGGTTTCGACGGACTGGAACTCGCGAACGGATGCTGCCGCCGCCTACGAACGGCAACTCAAAGCAGTATCTGGAGCGTACGCAAAGCTGGCGGATATCCAGGACAAGCTGGAGGGCAAGAGCGACCCGCTGACAAAGGCATGGACGGACAGCGCCGCAGCGATCCGAAGCATCGCCGCGCAAGGCGCGATCCTGATCAAGAATGGGCAGGACGAAGCGACGGTGCAGGCACTTGTCTCGGCCGCGATCGACGACGCCACCACCGCCCGCAATCACGCCATCGACGTCGCCAAGCGCCAGATGGACGTCTCTGGTCGCATGATCGAGCAGATGCAGCAGGAGGCCGACCTGGCCGTACTCAACCCGCGCGACCAGGCGATTGCTCGTGCTGGTCAGGACTATGAGATCAACTATCGCGAGCGAAACCTGAAGCTGACGCAAGACCAGAAAGCTGCCGATAAGGAACGCGTGGAGGAGATGGCTGCCGCCACCTTCGATCTGAAGAAGATGGCGGACGAGCAGAACCAGATCGCACAGGAATACGCCGGCTTCTGGGAAAACGCCGCCGGCTCGATCAGCAAGTCGTTCGGTGACCTGATTACCGGGCAAACCCGAAGCTGGAAGGACTTCGGCAAATCGCTGAAGTCGATCGCGCAACAGTTCGTCAGCGACCTGATCAGCCAGTTCATCCGTCTTCGCGTGCTCGGCCCGCTGTTGTCGGGTGCGATGAGTGGCGTGGCTGGATGGTTCGGCATACGCGGCGATCTCAGCGGCAGCGCCCTGTCGATCGCCAATGCGTATTACGGCGGCGGCAGCACGGTGGGAACCACAGCGGGCTCAATGGGCGGCGCCGGCGGCGTAGGTGGTTCGAACAGCTACGGCGGCATGCTCTCCAATATCTCCACGCTGAAGAGCATGTACAGCTACCTGGCTGGCGGCGGCTCCTACGCCACGGGCGCCGGCAACGTCGCCAGTGTTGGCGTTGGCGCCAACGGCACGGCCGTAGCTGCCAACCCGTACGCGACGACATACGCGGGACCCTACGGCGGCAGCACCAGCGCCGCGATGGGCGGCGTCCCGTATGCATCGATCGCCGGCGGCATCATGGGCGCGTACTACGGCGCGCACCAGGGCGGTGGCGGGTTCAGCACGGGTGTCGCCACGGTCGGCTACGGCGCTGCTGGCGCTGCACTGGCGGGCACGGCGGCGGGGGTTGCCGGTGGTGCCTCCCTCGGCACCGCGGCCACGGGTGCGTTCGGTGCGGCGGCGGCGTCGACAAGCTGGGTTCCCATCGTGGGCTGGATTCTCGCCGCTGCGGCGATCGTCGATCACTTCACTGGCGGCAAAGTGTTCGGTACGAAATTCGCGACCGGGCAGGCGAACCTCAACCTGGGCGTCGATCCGAACGGCGCCAATGCGTCGGCCTCACTCGATCAGTGGAAGTACCATACCGGCGTGGTGCCCAACTTCATGGGTGCGCTGACCGGCGGCTGGAGCGAGGCGGCGAAGTTCGGCACCAAGGAACACCGCACGGTCAACCAGCCTGTCACGCCCGAGATGCTGAAGGCAGCGCAGATGTTGTACGACAACATCGAGAGCACCCTGGTGAAGGGCGCCACGAAGCTGGGCGTCGAAGTTCCGGAGATGCTCACCGCCAACATCCTTGCCCAGACCAAATACGACAAGAAGGGAAAGAACAAGGGCACGGAGTACATCGTCGACTACCTCGGCCGCACCTGGAAGGAAGCCACGGCCGATCTCGCCGCGCAGCGCCTGGGTGCCGAAGCGCTGGTGAAAGTGGTGCAGGCCTCGGCCGGTGCCGCGGCGCAGACCATCGCGGAGCAATTCCGCAGCAGCGCCGACACGCTGCTGGACGGCGCGAACCTGATGCTTGAGGCGCAGTCCGATATCAACAAGGGCAACAGCCTGCTTGCGCTCGGCACCACCGCAACGCTGGCGCAGGTGGTGCAGTTCACGCAGGGCATGCAGCAAGAGGGCGAAAAGCTCGCCGACACGTACAACCGACTGATGCAAGCGAGCGCCGCGTACCTTCAGTTCGTCGGGCAGTTCGCGCCGGTGTCGACCGGTTTTGGTTCGTCGCTGCAGGCGATCGCGAAGCAGATGAAGGACAACATCGATCAGGCGAACGCGCTGGCGCAGGCCGCGGGCCTGCAGCACGCGAAAGAAAGCGACCTGGCCAACATCCACCAGTACGCGGCCAAGCAAGCCGCCGCCGCGATCGCGCAGCTCAGCAGCGCCGCGCAGGATCTCGCCTCGAAACTCTACGACGTGACCGGCAACAGCCTGGCGGCCGTGAACGCACTGCTCGACAAGATGAGCAGCAAGGTGCAGACCGCCGCGCAGATGGCGATCGGCGACAACTCGCCGCTCAGCGGCAAGGAAAAGCTGGACGTCGCACTGAAGGGCCTGCGCAGCGGCGTCACCAGCGCCGACGACGTGCTGTCGCTGGGCCGCAAGCTGTACTCATCGAGCGCGGACTACGCCGGGCTGTACGCCAAGGTGCAAGACATCCTGCAGTTGCCGGGCGCCGGCGAAACCGGCACGGCCGGCATCAACGCCGCCTTGGACGACTACAACAAGCTGGTCGCCCAGCGCGACCAGTACCAGACCGCCGCGAACGCCACGTCCCGCTTTACCGACGCGAAGACCCTGGCGCAGTACGTCGCCGACATCTCGACCACCCACGGCATCGGCTACGGCGAAGCGGCCAGCGGCCTGGGCTTCAGCCTGCAGGATCTGGCGAAGGATCTGGGCGTCACCAACCTCACCGGCTACCTCGACAACCTGAAACTCGCCGATATCCCCGGCACGACGATGGACGCCAGCGCCAGCATCGTCGATGCCATCCACCAGCTCGGCCGAGATCTCATCCAGACGATCACCGGCGGCCCGATCACGGCCGCGTCGGTCACCAGCGGCGTGCCTGTCGGCTCGAATGACCCGCAGGTGATCGCGCTGCTCGCGGCGATCAATGATCGCCTGGCCGAGATCAAGAAGAGCAGCGACGCCACGGCGAAGACCAACGACCGCATGGCCAAGCAAGGCGACAGCGTCGACCTGCGCGGCATCACCCGCAGCATCCGGACGGCCGCGCGATGACCCGCCGCATCGTGCTGATCGACATCGGCAACAGCCTGGACCTGTCGGGCGTGCTACCCAGCGTGCACCTGCATGACAGCTACAGCGCGCGAGTGACGGCGCGCAACGGCGTGGCGCCGTACACGTATGCCACCGACAGCGTGCTGCCTGACGGCGTGGAGCTCGACCCGGCGACGGGCGTTATTTCGTCCGGCGACGTGGGCACGGCCGGCACGTTCGTGATCGCGGTGACCGCAACGGATCTCGCCGGCACGTCGGTGACACGGGATTTCGTGTTGTCGGTGGTCGCCGAGCCGTTGCTGTTGACTATTAGCGGAAGCTATGCGGCAGCGACCGTGGGCACGCCGTACAGCAGTGATCTGACGATTGCCAATGGCGGCGGCACGTACAGCAACCCGCGCGTGACAGTGGGCGCGCTACCCGCCGGTCTCGCGCTCAGCATCGTTGGCGACATGCTGCGGTTGAGCGGCACGCCGACGGGAAGCGCCGCGACGGTCGACTTCACCGTGGCAGTAGATAGTGGCGACGGTCAGACGGCGACGAGTGCGCAGAGTGTGGTGATTTCAGGGTATGTAACAGACGATTTTTCGACCAACACCATCGCGAGCTATACGGAGTACGCCAGTGTTTCAGTTCGCTGGTTTGTAGACACCAGTAACGGCGGAACGATGTTGCAGCAATATTCAAACGAATCTGTGTTGACCCGCAACGGCGTTTCATTCGCCGATGGGCATGTCAGCATGGTTACCAGCCAAGCTAGTGATTCAGGCCTAGCGCTGCGACTTTTGGACAAAAACAACTACTACTTGGCCGTCATCAAAGACGGCTCGCACACACCCGGGAACGTGGTCATCGTTTACAAAAGGGTCGGTGGAACTTTCACTCAGCTAGGGTCGAGTGCAATCAATTTCCCGATAAATACCGTGCATTCCTTAGCATTTTCCGCGAATGGTTCGTCGCTTGTCGCTTCGTTCGACGGAACCCCTGTCGTGACGGTCACTGATACTTCGATCGCCGGAGCGGGTAAATGCGGAATGCGCTCTGGCTCGACAAGTACGGGACTCAATCCATTCGGCTCATTCACATGGCCGGCTTGATGAAGCCACTCTACGCCATCTTCGACGCATCCAACCTCGGCGCCTCAATGGAGCTGGAACAGTCCGGTACGGTGCTGGCCGTCAACGCGATCGCGACCGTCAACCGCACCGCGCTGGCGCTGTTCCCCGAATCCATCGGCCTCTGGAACGCGGAGCTGCTGGTCTACGGCCCCGGCACGTTGCTGGCCAGCATCGGCGTCGCCACGCTCGATGCGTCGCTGGCCACGTACGTCGGCGGCGATGCCAACGGCTTCGGCTACCGCATGGACCTGGGCGAGATCCACACCGCCGGCGCGAGCGTGGCGGCAGTCGCCGCCGGCGCGATCGGCGATCTGATCCGGGTGCAGCTCGACCTCACGTCGACGCAGCCGACGGTGACCTGGTGGCGCAACGGCACGTTGCTGCGCACGCAGGCGCTGCCCAGCACCGGCCCGTGGGCGCTGGCGGTGAGTCTGGGCGGCAGCGAAGCCTATGGCCTGCGCTGTTTCCTCAATGCTGGCCAGCGCGCCTTCGAGACCGTTCCGGCCGGACTGGCCGGCTGGTACCAGCCGCCGCAGATCTTGCGCGGCGCACGCCTGGCTAGCGAAGACTGGCTCAGCGACCCGGCCGATGCGGTGCCGAATGTGCGATACAACGGTCTGGTCGCCGGCGACAACAACGAACTGCGCGCTGTGCGTTCGCTGGATTTCTGGCCGTGGCAATTGGGCGTGAAGACCGGCGCGATGGTGCTGACGGCATACAACGCCGATGGCGTGTTCGACGACTACCTGGTGGGCGACCCGCGCGACTTGCCGATCCGCGTCTCGCAGATCTCCGCCGGGCAGACCTATGCCGACAGCGTGAGCCTTTTTTCCGCGGTGATCGACAACGTGTCGTCGCCGGATGACCTCACCGTCAAGTTCACCTGCCGCGACCCGCTGGGCTTGCTCGGCGTGCCGGTGCAGCGCTGGCTGATTCGCCCGGATGCGGATGTGAGCGCGGCGAACCAGCCGCGGCCGATCCTGTTGGGCGCCTGCCGCAATGTGCCGGCCGTCCTGCTCGATGCCACGACGTACACGTATGCGGTGAGTGATGCGCCGGTGCTGGGCGTGGGCTTTGCGCGCGACCAGGGCTACCCGCTAGATCCTGGTGCCGCGACGCCGGATTTCGTGTTGACCGCGAGCAAGCTTGGTATCGTCAAGCACGCTGCGCCGCTGGGCGTGGTAACGATCGACGCCTCCAGCGTGGGCGGGCAGCAGTTGCCGGCGCCGGCGGATGACGTTCTCGGTGGCGCGGGTGCACCGCTGACCGGTGCTGATGGCAGTTCGCCGACGGGCCTACCGGCATCGGGTGGCGATCTTGTCGGTACGCATCCGGTGATGCAGGGTGGCGTGCTGACGTTTCCGGTGCTGGCGAACAGCGCGACGATTCGCGTGCAAGGCGACATGGCGACGGACAGCTTTGGCGGCATGGTGGCGTGCCGCGCCGACGTGCGTGTTTCGTGGCGCGACATCAACGGCAATGAGATTGGGTTGACGGAAGGTCCAGGGCTGACGGGTACAAACGCCAGGGCTCTGTACACCGCCGAGGGAACAGCGTTTGACGGCGTGGTGTATGGCGTCGCCGAGTTCGCGGTGAGCGGGCACACCGCTGGAACGGCCACGTTCTACGGCGCCCGGGCCTGGTACGTGTTGCCGAGCGGCGTGGTCGAGATTCCGATCTTGAACCACAATTTCGCCGCGGGTTCATCGGGCTGGCATGCAGAGTCAAGCCCGATGGGCCAGTTGTTCGAATTCCACGCCGGCTACGTGATCAAGCACCCGGACACGTCGGGCACCACCAGCCAGGAAGTCGCTGGACGTGCGCTGCGCAACAAATACCTGGCTAACGCTATCCCGAGCTCGAAGGCGCTGGGCTGGCTGCCCCTGACCAGCGTGACGAAGTTCGGCGCCGGCAAGTCGTTTCAGGTACGTGTGACGATCCCGACGCTGCCACAGGGTCTTGTCGCGATCGGTCTGGCCACCGGCACCACGGTCGCCAAGATCATCCTCAAGTGGACGAAAGCCGGCACGT